GCTTGCTGGCCTTCCCTTACGTGATGGGCAACTGTTCGACCTAGATGCCGCACTCGCCCTTAGAGCGCAAATAGACGGCCTTGTACGCGAAGAATACTTAACGGTGATTGATGACATTATCCGCGAGTACCCTGATGCTGTAGCACTGACGCGAGAGTTCATGGAACAGTTTGCCGACTTCCGTGTACCGCAGTCAGTCATCGGACAGCTTCAACAGTTCAGCTTCACGGGTCACGAGGCATTGGCTGACGACTTTGCAGAGGCGCTCTATCAGCAGGTGTACAACAACACGCTATCGGGTACGCCATTCTCTGCAAGCCTGTCAGAGCTTAACAACCTGCTAGATGCTGACCTGCAACGCTACTCTAAGACTATGCTACATGATGCGCTGTTTGAGTTTAGTTCGTCGGTACAGCAAGCGGCGGCGGCAGAAGCAGGGATTACCAAGTTTCGCTATGAAGGTGATACGATTGAGACAACGCGTCCTTTCTGTCAGCGGCATGTCGGTAACGAGTACACGACTGACGAGATTTATGAGATATGGGACGATAGCTGGGCAGGCAAACGCTCTGGCGACCCGTTCCGTGTAAGAGGTGGTTACAACTGTCGGCACTGGTGGGTGCCTGTACCTGAATAGGAGATAGCTATGCCGTACCACAAGAAAGACAAGCGCAAGAAAAAGCGCAAGTCACGCTAATTTGATACAATTAACCCTACTCGAAAGAGGATTCGTAACATGAGCGATGAAATCATGGCAGACGCGGTAACTGAAGCCGCAGTGGAAACACCAGAAGTTCAGGACTTAAAGACGTTCACACAAGAAGAGTTAGACCGAATAGTGGCTGACCGTGTTGCTCGCACCAAGCGACAGTACGAGAAAAAGCTAGACGGTATCGACCTCGACGAAGCTAAGTCACTTCTACAGCGTCAGCAGGAAGCTGAAATTGAGAAGCAGAAAGAGCGCGGAGAGTTTGAGTCGATTCTGAAGCAGACCGTCGAAAAGAAAGACTTAGAAATTAGGACGTACAAGCAACGTCTCGAAAGCCAGTTAGTCGATGGAGCTTTGCTCACGGCGGCGAGTAGGAACAACGCAGTATCGGCAGAGCAAGTCGGTCAGTTGCTACGTGGTTCGGTTCGGCTGTCTGAAGACGGCACAGCAGAAGTTGTAGATGCGAACGGGACACCACGATACAACGACAGCGGCGACCCGTTAAGCGTTGATGAGCTTGTCGGTGATTTCTTGTCAACAAACCCGCACTTCGTTAAGGCGTCATCTGGTGGCGCTGGCTCGCAGACAGCGGTAGGTGGTTCCACGTCGAAACCTATGTCGGCGGTAGAAATGGAAGCTAACTGGGATAACGGTGGCAAAGAGGCATACCGTGCTATGCGGTTAGCAAGGAAATAAACCGCTAACTTAGGAGATTTTAATCATGGCGGCGACTACTAGTTCAACTTTAGACGACCTGTTTGCAAACATCATTATGGCCGCGCGTTTTGAGGCCGTTGAGCAAAGCCTTTTATTGGGCCTTGTTACTCGTTATGACATCGGCAATGTTGCTGGTACTACTATCCAAGTACCAAAGTATCCAGCGATTGCGGCGGCTGACCTGACTGAAGGCACTGATATGTCTTCTACTACTGTCAGCACGTCTGGCGTTACTGTATCTGTTGGAGAAGTTGGTGCGCAGGTATTGCTTACTGACATGGCGGCAATGGGCGCAGGCAACCCTGCACAGGAGCTTGGCACTGTACTGGGTAACGCAATTGCTACTAAGATTGACACAGACATCATCGCTTTGTTCGATGGATTCTCTGCCTCTCTTGGCGCGGCGGCTCAGGAAATTACTGTTGCAGACCTGTTCAAGGCGGCGGCAACTCTTCGCAATGCTAAGGTACGTGGCTCACTTGCGGCTGTTGTTCACCCTTATCACGCGTATCAGTTGTCAGCTAACCTGACTAACACCTTTGCGAACCCCAACGGTGGCGACCTACAAAACGAAGCAATGCGTAACGGCTTCGTAGGTTCTATCGCGGGAATCGACGTTTACCAGTCAGCAAACATCACTGTTGACGGCAACGGCGACGCGAAGGGCGCAGTATTTGCACCTGAGTCAATGTGCATTGCTATGAAGCGTGACTTCAACCTTGAGACAGAGCGTGACGCATCTAACCGTGCATTCGAGCTTAACGCTACTGCCGTTTACGGTGTTGGCGAGCTTGATGACAGCTACGGTGTTGAGATGTTCTTTGACGCTACTCTCTAAGATGTACGCGGCCCTTCGGGGCCGCTTTACTCTGAGGTTTATATGGCAGTCACTTATCGAGGCGAAAGGTTTGAGGACTACAACGTGGCAAAGCGAACGCCACGACATCCCAATAAGTCGCATGCGGTATTGGCTCGCTACAAAGGCGTTATCAAGCTAGTTAGGTTCGGCGCTAAAGGCGCGAAGACTTACCCACCTAAAGACGGGGAGTCGGCCCGCGACAAAGCAATGCGAGCGGCTTGGTACGCAAGACACGAAAGGAATCTACGCAACGCAACACCGTTAGACGCGGTCTATTGGTCTGCTAGGGTAAAATGGTGACGACATGGCATTTAGCACTGACGACGATTTAGAAGCGATTGTCCCTGACATTTTTGACCTCGGCATTCCAGCATTTACGGCTGAACATGCAAAGGCACAGGCAGACATTGAGCGTGAGATTCGCAATCGCTGGTGGCACCGCAAGGGCATACAGGGAGAGATGGTCGTAAGCTATCTGACGGAGTCGCAGTGGACACGAAGCGCGGCTTATCTTGTATTGTGGAAGTACGCATTGCCACAGCTTACCAACTGGGTCGATGACGACCGCTTCTTGCAGATGATCGACTTCTACAAGGCGCGCTATGGCGAGGAGCTAGACGCAGTATTCCAAGATGGTGTTGAGTACGACGCTGACAACGATGGCACTGTTACCGACAAAGAAAAAGAGCCTGTTGCGCTTAACCGCCTCGACCGATGATAAAAGTACGCATAAATGAAGGCGAACTGAAAAGTATCGCTAAATCATTCAAAAAGCTGATAACTCGCAATCACAAAAAAGCGATGCTCAAGGCGGCGGCTACTGGTTTGAATAGAATACAGAAGCGCACAAGCATGAGCTTAGACATAAACGAGCAACCTTTTCGCCCGCTAAGCGAAGGCTATCAAGCCTATAGATTCAAACGCAGAAACCAAATGGGTAAAAAATCTACGCTTATTTTTTCGGGACGTATGCGCAAGTCAATGCAGTTTAGTACTAGAGGCCAAGACGGAATAATATACTTTGACAGTAGGCGTGAAGCAGAAAAAGCCGCAATGAACAGTAAGATTCGTCCGTTTTTTGGCTTGAATCGTGGTGATGAGCGCGCTGTTAGGCAGGCGTATTTTGAGGGGCTTAGGTTATGAGCGTAAGAGAAAATGTGGCGGCTAACTTAGTCACGGCGCTAAAAGCTATATCGACACCTAACGTGAAAAAGGTTACGCGTGAGCCGTTTGACTTTGACAAGCTATCTAACGCACAGTTTCCAGCCATATTAGTACGCACAGCAAACGAGACACGAGAAGATGCGAGTATCGGCGGCAGTATGTCTAGTAGACAAGCCACGATCGACTATGAGCTTGTTTGCTTTGTAAAACACAAGAACATCGATACAGCTCGAAATCAATTGATCGAGGCTATCGACGAAAAACTTGACGATGATAGAACGCGAGGCGGTTACGCCATAGATACGCAGGTTATTAGCGTTGAGGTGGATGATGGTACAATAGACCCCATTGGCGGCGTTATCGTTACCGTTCAGATTCTTTATTCATACACACGCGGCGACGCGTAAAGGAGAAAATTCATGGCTACACATAAAGGCTCAAGCGGTTCAGTAAAGGTTGCCGCTAGTGGTGGTTCAGAAACAGTAGTTGGCGAGGTTCGCTCGTACTCTATTGATGAGACGGCTGACACTATTGAGGACACTGTAATGGGTGACTCAGTTAAGTCATACCTGTCCAGCCTTAAGGACGCGACTCTTACTATTGACGCATTGTGGGATGACGCAGACGCACAGCAACTTGTACTCGACTCGGGTGCCGCTATCGACTGGGAAATTCACCCAACTGGCACAGGCGCTGGCGAGAAGTATTACGCAGGCGCTGGCATTGTGACTGCAAAGACTATCTCTGCATCGTATGACGGGCTGGTAGAAGCGTCATTCTCTGTGCAGGTATCAGGTGCAATCACAGAAGCGTCTAACTAATGGGACTCGCTAAAGAGTTACGTGCGCGACGTAAGCAGTCTCGCCGTAAAATTAGCGTAGCAGAGTGGGCTGATGATAGCGGCCCATTTAGCCTGTATTGCCGCCCACTGACTTGCTACGACCTCAACGAATTGCAAAAGCGTCATCCACAGGTAATGCAGAACCCTAGCATTGCCGCAATGGTTGACCTGATTGTCATGAAGGCAGAGAGTAAAGATGGCGATAAGCTGTTTACTTCTGCTGAGGACAAACTGGATTTGATGGGGGAAGAGACGACAGTTGTGTCACACATTGCTAATGAAATGTTTGGCACTATCGACCCGTTTGAGGATGTCGAAAAAAACTAACAGCCGATCAGTCTAGGATGAACTTAATTGCCTTGGCTGATCGGTTACACAAGACTATAGAAGAAGTCGAGCAGATTTCGGTTACTGAGTTTCATGAGTGGCTCGCTTACTTCAAAATCATGAGCGAGTCCAAAGATGGCTAACCGAAAAGAATTGCCGATTTACATAACCGCTTACGATAAGTTCAGCAAGGTATTGCGGAGCTTTAGCGGGATACTAAAAGGGATTGCTCGTTCTTTCTTTAATCTCAAAACGGCAATACTCGGTGCTGTCGGTGTCGGCGGTCTGGGCTTGCTTGTCAAAAATAGTCTTGCCGCGACAGATTCTTTAGCCAAAACAGCAGGCAAAATAGGGACAACGACGGAAGCCTTAAGCGCCCTGCAATATGCGGGGCAACTAACGGGCGTTGAAGTCAACACGATGAATATGGCGCTTCAGCGCTTCACCCGTCGAACGGCTGAGGCCGCAGTTGGCACAGGCGAGGCCAAGGGTGCATTGCGTGAACTTGGTGTTGACGCCAGAAAGCTATCGCAACTTCCGTTAGATGAGCAGATGCTTACTCTCGCTGATGCGTTTGAAGAAGCTAAAAACAAAGGCGTAAACCCACTTAAAATAGCATTTAAGCTATTCGATTCGGAGGGTGCGGCCTTAGTAAACACATTGGCGCTCGGTCGTACTGGTTTAACTGAATTACTGGGGGAAGCTCGCGCTCTTGGCGTCGTTATGTCATCGAGTGCGGCTAAAGGCGTAGAAGACGCAAACGACGCACTGTTTAGGATGCAGTCTTTATTCGGTGGAATCGTCAAGCAAACAGTAGCCGCCCTTGCACCTGCGCTTTCAGCTTTTGCTGACTTGGTTACTAACGAAGTGAAAAACGGCATTAAAAGTGCAAACGATTCTGTTGAAAACTTTGCAATAGTTTTGGCAGGTCAATTTTTAGATGGTGCAGAGACAGCACTGCGAGCGCTTCAAGACTTGCTCAATGGTTTTGTCAGCGTTGCTAATTTTGTCAATAATTTTAAACAGGGCATCGACGATCTGTTTGGAAGTGAAAGCCAGCAGAGCGTACAGTTTTTTAACGAGCAATTAGCGATACAACAAAAACAACTTAAAGACTTGCAGAAACTCAACGAAGATTTGGGTGGTGGTGCCTACGATGTACAGATTGCCAGAATACAAGAAATCATTGCTGACTTAGAGGCGCAAAAATCAGCGGCAGAAGCGGCAGGTCGCGTAATGGATCGTTTCGGTCGCTTTACGTTTGCAGAAGATGCCATACCGATTTTTGAAATTCTAAGGGAAGCGGCAAGAGGTTATACACAAGACCTCTCAGATATGGGCGATGAAATGTCTAATCAATTGCCTTCTTCATTTCAAGCCTTTATGCAAAACCTAGAGCAAGCACGCAAGCAAGGCGACGATTTACAAACTGGATTGGTCAAGCTGGCTAGTCAGGGTATTGACGGGCTAGGTAAGTCATTTACTGCCGCAATTACAGGCGCACACAAGTTCAGCGATGCTATTAAGTCTATGGCCAAGTCAGTCATCGACAGCCTCATTCAAATGCTTATTCAGAAGTACATCGTCGATGCGGCATTCGGCGCAATTGTCAAAATGATTGACCCAAGCCAAGATGCATCACGTATGGGCGGCGACGGTTTTGGCCCGCCAGCACCAAGGGCGTTAGGAGGCCCAGTCACAGGAAATAGACCTTATCTAGTAGGTGAGCGCGGCCCTGAGCTTATGGTGCCAGCAGGTAACGGCTCCATAATTCCAAACAACGCACTCGGCGGCGGCGGTGTAACCGTAGTACAGCACATAAACATCACCACAGGCGTACAGCAAACCGTACGTGCTGAGATTGCTAACTTACTGCCACAGATTAGCAATGCGGCCAAGTCAGCAGTCGCTGATGCTAGAATGCGAGGCGGTGGCTTCAGCAAGGCAATGGTGGGTGCATAATGGCGGCGTTTCCAAATGTAGGCATACAATCAATGACTATGCGGTTGCGCTCTGCAACGGCAATCAGTCAATCGCCTTTTACCTATGACCAGCAGGTTTATCAGCATCAAGGTGTGAGATGGGAAGCAGAAGTGACATTGCCACCTATGAAGCGCGCAGATGCCAAGCAGTTAGAGGCGTTCTTTGCGGGTCTAAGGGGCCAAGCTAACACCTTTACCCTTGGCAACCCCTTGCACAATACAACCGCCACAGGGACAGGCACGGGCGCTATCAACGCGACTACGCTCACAGGCTCGTTTACTGGCGCTGTTGCTGGTGATTACTTTGAAATAGGCAGTGCGCTTTACATTATCACCGAAGTAAATAGTTCATCGTCTATTGATATCATGCCACCGCTTCGGGTTGCGGCATCAAGTAGCCCGCTCGACTTTACCCTACCCAAAGGAACGTGGCGGCTTGCCTCTAATGAAATCGGATGGAGCATCAATCAGGCTAGTTTGTACGGTTTCACTTTTGCTTGCGTTGAGGCTATATGAGCAGGTCATTGACATCGGGGATGCAAACGGCAGTTACCGCCGACTTGGTTCGCCCAATAGTCCTCGTCCAGTGTGCATTCGATTCCGGCAATCTGAACCTTTGGAATGGCATCGGTACGCTGACCGTTAGCAGTGTTGACTACGTCGGTGCTGGCACATTGTTGTCCATCGGCGAGATTGCAGAGTCATCTGAGCTACAGGCTAACGGCCTTACTGTCAGTCTGTCAGGCATCACTGATCCACTTTTAGCAAAAGCGCGTGACGAAGATTATCAAGGCCGCGAGCTAAAGGTATTGCTAGGCGCAATGGACGCAAGCAACGGCGTTATCACTAGCCCTGTCGTCATCTTCAGCGGCTTCATGGACACAATGGTTATCAATGACTCGTCCGAGACTGCCACAATACAGATAGCAGTTGAGAATCGATTGATTGAGTTTGAGCGCACCCGCGTAAGACGTTACACAGCCGAAGACCAGAAAATTGATTACCCGAATGACAAAGGCCTTGAGTTTGTTGCTGAGATGGCTGAGAAGGAAATCGTGTGGGGTCGCAACTACGTGGGCGCGAGCGGTGGTCAGAATGGCGACGATCCTGACGCACCAGCAAACCCACGACAAGAACACTAGAGTCGGAGATAGGCGATGGATTTTGCAATCGAAAACTTGGCAAAGGTACGGCGTGAGATAGAGCCATTGCTTGAGGAACATTGGAAAGAGATAGCTCTTAACAAAGAAATTATCAAACTAAATCCCGACTGGGACGGTTACGCGCGACTTGATAACGTAAACGCTCTACGAATCTACACGGCCCGCAAAGACGATAAGCTAATGGGTTACTTTGTTGTCATTGTGAGTAAGTCACTGCACTACCGCGATCACCTTTTTGCTAACAATGACATCATCTTTTTGACGAAGGCCGCTCGCAAAGGCTTAACAGGCGTGAAGCTAATAAAGTTCGCTATCGACTCGCTCGCGGCAGAAAGTATTACTAAGCTACATATCAACACAAAAGCGCACCAACCCTTCGACGCAATTCTTGAGCGATTGAACTTTGAAGAAATCGAGCGCGTTTATTCTTTAGTTCTGAGGTAAGAACATGGCTATTGCGGCAGTTGCAGGATTAGCAAGTGCGATAGGCGCATCGGCGGCAGGCTTTGCATTTTTTAGTTTTGCCGCAGGTGGCTTTGCGGCGTTTGCAGGTTATTTTGCATTAGGCGCTGGCCTTTCGATGGTGTCACGTGCGCTCGCACCTAGGCCTAATATGGGCGCACAGATGCGAGGTATCACGCAGACAACTCGCGAACCTGCTGGCTCACGCAAAATCATTTACGGAAAAATGCGAGTTGGCGGCAATGTAGTTTTCATCGCGCACTCTGGTGATGACAATAAATATCTGCACTTGGCTGTCGTATTTGCTACGCACCATATCAATAGCTATGAAGAAGTGTGGTTCAACGACAACAAAATTTGGACTGCTTCTGGTGGCTTCCAAAGTGACTGGGGTACATATGTCACAATGGACACCACCAAGCTAGGCACGTCAGGGCAATCAGCCTCTAGCCTACTGACTCCGATTGCTGAGTGGACAGCAGACCACAAGCTAAGTGGCATTGCCTACATAGCATTTAAGCTAGAGTGGAATCAGGACAAGTTTCCGCAGGGCGTACCCAACATAACAGCGGTCGTTAAGGGCAAGCGCGTATTTGACCCGCGCACTAGTGTCACCGCCTACAGCACAAACCCTGCGCTTTGCTTGCGCGACTACATGCTAGATCAAAGCTATGGACTGGGTGAAAGCAACTTAAACATCGACTCGACTGCGTTAAACGCGGCGGCTGACCTTTGCGATGAGCAGGTATCGTTAGACGCTGGTGGCACACAAGACCGCTACCAATGTAACGGTGTTATAGACACAGCAAATCAAATCAAAGCCAACATCGAGCAACTGCTGGCGTCTATGGGCGGCAAGCTGACTTACTCGGGCGGCAAATATTTCGTAGACGGCGCAGAGTACAAAACGCCGACGCATACCTTTACAGAAGCAGATGTTATCAGCGAGATACAGACGCAGACCAAGCAGTCGCGCAGGGGCATCTACAACGGCGTCAAAGGCATCTTTGTATCTGAGGAGAAAAACTACAAGGTACTAGATTACCCTGCTCAGATTAGCTCTAGCTACGCTACAGAGGACGGCGACCCTCTTTACCTAGACATGCCTCTGCCTTTTGTGACCAATAACCTACAGGCACAACGACTCGCTAAAATTGCACTACTTAAGTCGCGTCAGCAAGTAGTCATTACAATGACGGTAAACCTGAAGGGCTTGCAGGTAAAAGTCGGCGACACAATACAGATCACTAACGACCGACTTAACTATAGCTCTAAGGTATTTGAGGTCATCGACTATTCATTAGCGATTGGCGATGGTCAGGCGCTGGCAGTCAATCTTGTTTGTATTGAGACAGCTTCTGCTATCTACGACTGGACAACTTCAGACGAAGAGGACTTTTTATCTGGCGGTGAACTAGACTTATACGACGGCAGAACGGTCGATAATGTCACCAGCCTTACGCTTACAGAGATTGGTTTACGCGGGCCTGACGGCGGCGTTAGCTCGTCTGTGCAGTTGGCATGGACAGCGCCAACAGACGCGTTCATTGAGTTCTACAAAATACGCTATAACAAGAATGGCACTACTGATTACTTTGAGGTTCAGAGC